GAAGCTACTGTTGTTCCATTTTTTTCTCCGGTAATATTACAGGACATAGAAAAACAATTTACACTTTTAGTACCCAGCTTTAGTTCAGAAGAGCATTCTTGAACACGAGTCTTAGACTTGCTAGGGGAGGTAGACCAGTTATTAATTTCCTGTGGTAAAAAAGACCTATACGAAAATAAACTCCATACTTGGTCTTTATTTTTTCTAGCACAAGAACCTTCCATAGTACCTCCATTAACGTCAGCTAACGCTTTTCCTTTAAGCACAGGACAAGAGCAGAGCATTTCTGGATACTCTTTTTCTTTAATCGTAATCATCCTTCCAGTAGCCTTACAGGTGGATGCGGCACATAAAGCAAAGGCACCAGAACATTCTTGAAGACCTGCTGGAGCTTCTTGTGCGTTACTTTGATTTTGCTGATAGGTAACTGAAATAATAGCTAGACATACTAAAAAATACTTAATCATTTATGTGATCTTCTCTATTACTGTACAAAAGTGAAAAGCTTATTTCATAAGCTATCCTTTTATTATAAGGAGTGTTTTAAAAGAAGTCAACAACTATTTTTAGTTTATCTAAATCTTGATCCTCTAAACCAACATACTAGAGAATACCTGTTACCTTGTGTTACAGCTTTTATCCTGTGGTGTAGGAAGGAAGGGAATACTAGAACAGACCCTATGCCCTTTGCTTTAAGGAGTGTCTGATGTCTATGACGAACATTAGGAGCACACCACTTTTCTATTTGAAATTCACCACCGTCATAATCGTCATTTAAATTAACAGCTACAGTAATCTTTCTAAAGGAGGTATCTTCGTCTTTCTCCACACCCATATCTATATGCCAATTATAGAACTCTCCCTTACCGTAGGAAGATACTTGTGGTACTTCATAGCTGTCTACATCAAAGAACCAGTTAGCTTCTACGTTGGCCGTCTTAGCATACATGCTAAGTATCTCAATAATTTCTGGATTATTAAACCATTTAATTTTATTGTTCCTATAAGAAGGGTCTTCAACTGTGACACCCTCTTTAAAAACATCTGCTTTCTTAAATTCTGCTTTAGCTATCCCAATAATACCTTTACACAACTCTTTAGGTAGCTGATGTTCATAAATTTTATAAGGATATAAATTAAGCATTCTTCTTTATGGTCTTCTTAGTTTTTTTCTTCTTTTTATTAAGTCTGTTTTTCTTTACTGACTTATCAGGGTTACGATCAAAGGAACTGTTCTGGCTCTTGGTGGTAATTCTTATATTAGATTTCTTATTAGAACCACCTTTACTTATTGGCTGGATATGATCAAGTTCTTTACCATCCCCAACTCTTACAAGCCCAGCTCGTATTGCTTTCTTACGTAAATCATTTCTTTTTACACGTTTAGCAATATTCTTAGGCTTACTCTTAGTTACCTCATTTTCTCTCTTGTAATCTCGTGCCACAATGCTCTCCCTATTATGTTAATTAGATATACCTGCTAGGTCTAATTTTAGCACACTGAAGTGTATTTAACAACGCTATAGCTAAAGCTGGATGTGTCTATCATTTTAATTCTTTAGTAGGTTCTTTATGCTTATTATAAGAGGCTCTAACTTCCTCCATTGTCCTACCACAGCCTGTACATTTTTGTGTAACAGAATCAAGGGAGCAGGATTTTACACACTTTTTACAAGGCATTAGATTTCACAGCTACCAGCAGTACAAGCCAATTCCTGACTTGAAGTAGTATTATCGTCAACTTCTGTATACTTTGAGAAGTCAATAGCAGGTAAGTCTTTCACCATAGCTTCATACTGTTCTGCTGTAATATCTTCATAAGGTGTTTGAACGTAGCTATGGTTTTCATCTTCTTTAGGTAGGAAGGATAATCCACAAACTTCATCCCAATTCTCATACACCCAAGTACCAACAGCTAACCACTCATGCTCTGCTACGTAGATGGTAACAGAAGGATTATGATCTGTCCAGTGGTTCCTATACTTGAGCCACACTTCTAGATGCTCTAATGCTGTAATATCATTACGAGTAATTGCATCATCTGCTGACTTAATAGGGAAGGAGAATACATAGTTCTTATCATTGTAAACATCCTTCTCATAAGGCATACCAACCTCAAGCATCCATGCAGCTAGAGGGTCGGTAGCATCTGATCGAACACGACGAATGTAGTGATGACCGTATCGTGGATGAATACCACTACCACTATTAACTAGCTGAGACACAGTACCACTAGGCTTCACAGTTGTGATAGCAGCAGAATGAGGAATATCCAGCAGGTATGCTATGTCTTTGTTAACGCCTCTTGCCATCTCCCGCCACTTTTCTAGCATCTCAGGTTTAGGATTATAGGTTAGAGGATTGTCAAAGATACCTGTAAGGGAGACACCCAGCAGACGTTCCTCGTCTGTATTATCTTTCCACTTCTTTGAAATGTACTTGAAGTCTGTCAAGCAACTCTGGAAGGTGCCAATGATTGTAGCAATTCTAATCTTATTTTCGATTGTCTTCTCTGTATCGTTAGGACGAACAACAACCTCAGATAGATTACAGAACTGCTTAGACCTTAGAGAAATCTCTCCACAGGGGTTAGTGCCGAAGTCCTCAGAAGTATCTCTTCCAATACTCTCAGCCTTCTTCTGTGCAGCAATCCTATTGAATACACCTCTCTCACCTGACTTAGACTCATACAGGTTGGTCCACTCACGTAGGAACGTACCCATATCAGGCTTCTCAGTGAAGGCGATAGAGTTATTAGCGTAAGATCGATGGACATGCTCATTAAACCAGCTACCCATCTTAGCATGACGCATTCGATCATCAGATAGATTAGACATACTGATCATGGCTGACCTACGAACACCTCCTACAACCACCGCAGCAGCAACAGCACACATAATGTCGTGACATTCAAGGCTAGATAGCCGACGACCAGATGCCTTATACATAACGTTCGTGACGTAGCGTAAGAGATTGTCTAGTGGTTCCGGTCCTGATGCCCGTCCACCAAATGTTTTAAGCCTAGCACCTGATGGACGAACCTTAGACAAGTCCCATGTAGGATGCTCCCCCGCAAACAGACGGCTCATTAGCTGACGCAATCCCTTAGCCCATCCTTCCTTAGAATCAGCAACAATAATAACTTCTTCTGTACGACTAATCTCAGGGACTTCTGGCATCTTAGAAATAAACTGACGCTCAACACTAAAGCCTACACCAGTGCCACACATAAGGATCATAAGGGCTTCATCGAAAGCTTTGTAGTCGTCTACAGCTAGATAGGCACAGTTAAAGGCAGCAATGTGGTTACGTTCCAACGCCTCACCAGCAGCCATCATAGTACGCATTGATGGCATAACATCTTTATTTTTAAGAGCTTCTAATACTTCTGGATAGTTAAGTAACAGGGGAAACTTTCCTGACATATAATCCCACCACCTATTACAAGTATCCTCATAAGTTTCTCTACGGTTTTCTTCTGGTAGAAAACGTGCGTAGCGGCTGATATGAATGTAAGACTCATACGTAGAGCTAGGTCTGTTAGTCATTAGTAACTGTTTCCTGTTGATTATATTCTAACTCTAATATTAATTGTGCGTAGTGGATTGCTTTTTCTATATCCTTTCTACCCTCACCCTTAGTATGATGTCGAGTTATATATTTTATCACATTGCCCTCAAGATAACCAAGTTTATTGGCATGTATATATTCTACAGGCTGTATACCACATCCTTTATAGTGATCACCACCTACTTGTAGGTCTAAAGCATTGTCTTCTTTTTCGTGAGGTACATATAGCATCTGTTTAATAAAACTTGTAGTATCACCATCTAAATCTTCATCTAAAGCTTCACTAGCTGCTATTGCTCCTGTATACATAAAATCATCTCCCAAAATTATCTCCCTACTCACTCGTGAGTTAATACTCTGTTTATTCGTTTACGTATATACTTAACTTCTTTAGAACGCAATACCTTAAAAGCAAAGCTACGCATATCTACAGGAGATATACCTGCTAGATCACAAATGTTCACAAAGTCTTCAGAGGTAACACCGACAGAAGCAAAGAACCAAGCTTTTGCTAAGAGCCTAGCTAGCTTCTCTTCTTCCGGTTCCCTATTTGTTTCTGGTTTTGTTGCGTCTAGGAGTGCTTGCAGTATTACGCTTAGAAACAGAACCCTTTCTGGACTTTGTAACTGCTTGTCTAGAAGATGCTCCACGTTTACTAGAAATTTTTCCTCCTCCCCCTCTTCCTTCTCGTATTCTTGGTTCTTCATTCGCCCATTCCTCAATTACTCGATGATCTGAGTTTTTACAGAACAGGAAACCATTTTTAATACACCAATCTGCATATGACGACTTAGCTCCTTTATTAAGTTTGCCGTTAGGGTAATCGAAGACAAAACGAATATCAAGGTCTGGATGATGTTCTCTAACAAAGAGGTGCTTCTTTCTGTCTTCTAATTTAAATCTGCCTTTTACTTCTAAATATATACCATTAGGTAGAAGAAAATCTGGAAGATACTTTTTATATTCTAGCCACGTATATTCTATATAATGAGGTTCAAAAGAGAAAGGAACTCTAATACTTTCTAGTAGTTCTCCTGTCTTCTTTTCTGATCCTGATCTATATATCCCTTCTTTTTGTATAGCATGATAAGGATTTTTATTTTTTTTAAGTAGCATTAGTTACTTCAGGTACGTTAGGCGTTTTACCAACCTCAACCAAATGCTTTGGGCCATTAGCGTACATGAATGTACGAAGCCCTTTCCCAGCGTTAGCATCTTGCCAACAAGTGAACTTAAAATCACAATAGACACAGCCGAAAGCCAGCTTAAGGTTACCACTGGCACCATCAGCAACAGCACTATAACATTTAGCAGGTGGTGTATCATTTTTTAGAAATTCTCTAATATCATCTATACGACTGACAGGATTTATCATATCCATCTCGTCTATAGGACAGTAACATAACTCACCTGATGATTTATCAATAACAACAAAGCCAGCATTAGGATTCTTATCCGCTTCAGAATAAGAAGACAACTGAGTGATGTAACCAAAAGGATCATCTGTGAGTATGTTACCGTCCTTAAACTTCTTGAAGCTGAAGCTAGAGGCTGACTTGAAGTCAATAAGAACGCCATCGACGGTAGCATCCTTATGTCCCTTAACGCCATTAACCTGTA